TAGTAAAAGTACAGTTTGGTCTAGGACCATTGGTATCAGCTTTTACAATCATCTCGTCACCCTCTTCTATTTTTTGAGCGTTCTGTCCATCAAGCAAAAAGTAATCGGCTCCTGAAGTATTGTCTCTAAAAAAGAATTGACTAAATATAGTATTGTAATCTGCTTTATCAGGTTTTATACAAAACTTAAATCTAGATGCCCATTCCGGTGCAATCTGTGTTGTTGGTATTGTTACATTAATTTTATTCTGTGTGTCTGAATTTTCACAACCAATATGAGCAGAGTTATTTCTACTAACTAACGCAGTTGTTGAACGAAGAAATTCATCCATATAAATTATACCAATCTCATACCCTCTATTACTATGCAAGCTAGAAGGATTTCCTATATCTTGAAAAATAATATCTATAATATTTATTATATAATACTCATAGACACTATCAGTAATCGTGACAAGATTATCAACATATCTTACTGCAGGTATCTGTAGTGTAATAACATCTGAAGATGGACTAGCACCAATTGCAATTGGTTGTGCTGCTGCACTTATACCACTTTCATATTTAAAGAATCCACTTAGTTCATTAGGAATACTACAGTTAAATACATCAGTAAGACTTTCGCCATTACAAGAAGCTTGAGGTGCAAGTATTTGTGAAGCAACTCCTATCTTTTCTGAAAAATCAGTTGATATAGCTAGGTCATAGACACTAGCAAAGTCTTGCGGAAGTGTGTATATAAATTGTATTGTTACTTCTTGAGTTGTATCCGCAGGTGTTGGAGGTGTATTGCTAAATTGTGAATGTTGAAATCTTATAAAAAGACTTAAGGTCGCTCCTTGTATTAGTGTTTGTCCTGCTAAATCAATATTTATAACAGAGCCAACAATAGTTACATTCCCATCTATTGTGTAAGTACCCGTTGTTAGTGTTGAAGCAATTTGCTCACGACCAATTATTTTATTGGTAACAGTTACATCATATTCTAATTTAGTTTTAACTTTATTACGAACTAAGTCGTATCCCTCTAAGTAGTTACCATACATTAATCTATTACCCATCATCGTTTGAGACTGAGCAAGTAACGGTACGTTATCGTTTAATCTTAATATTTCAGAGTCAGCTAATATTGTAAATATTTTACTATTACTAAAAGTATATAAGTAATCAGTACTATCTGCTAACCCTAATTCCTCTTTATCTAATTTTTCTATAATTTTAATTATAGAAGAGTTCATATCTTTAAATAATAAATCAACACCTATAACAAGAGGTCCTCCTGAATTATATGTAATGTCACAAAGGTTTGTGCTATTCAACATACCTCCATTTAAAGCAGTAGTCGGGTCATACTTAAATGTTTTAGGTATGAACGATGGTCCTGAAAATTGAGAGGTAGCTGAATATTGTCCGTCTTCATATCGATACCTATATGCAAAAGAAACAAATCTATCTTCTAAAAAATTATCTTGACTAGAAGTTGAAATAGGTTTAATTCTTGGTGAAGTTATAGGTGGTTTTTTTATAACAAGTAAAGACTCAGCACTTAAAATATCAACTCCACTTATTGGATTTGGATAATTTTTATCTACATTTATCTGTCGTGGTTGATTATAGTTGTCTGTCCAAAAAAGTAAGTCTTCTACTTTACTAACTCCTGTAATTAAAAACTCTGCGTTAAAATTTAATACAGTTTTTGTAGCATCTAGTGGGTCACCTACACTAATAACGTGATAAGTAAGTACATCTAAATTGGTATTATATGATAATATTAAATCTACAACTCCTGCAGGTGCTCCTGTCCCAACAAATTCCGGGTCATTAACAAACCAATACAACGTTTCCTCAGCACCATCTTCATACGCTCCTATACATCTAGCACTTGAACTTAATGCTTGACCTTCAAACTGAACGTTTGTTATTATTGTATTACCTTTTGAGTTCTCTATTGCACCTATTTCTGAGCCTTCTGACGAACCCATTCTAACATTTAATGCGTCAATGTATTCCCCGTTTGGAACGAGTCTCTCATCAACCATCTTGTTCATTTTACCTGAAGTAAAGTTTCTAGTTATATTTGCCATATTATTTTATCCACTTATCTCTACCTCTAAGATTTTGTAATAATCTTCCGGGATGTATATTACTAATTCTAATTTTAGCGTTTCTTAAAAGAGCAGTTTTCTTTTTCTTAACTCTAGAAACAATATATTCTTGAACCCCTACCTTAGAACCAAGTACTGCGTACTCAATATATGCGTATATAAAATCCTCAAACATTTTGTTTACAGTAACTAAACTGTCATCTCCATTTTCCATTCCATCAGAAACATATTCTAAAATGCAAATACTTCCTGACATTCCTGAACTAAAATTAATAACACCACCCTTAGAATTAATCTTAAAGGTAGGATTTACATTAGCCGTTTCTGTGTTTAAACCAAATCTTGCACCTATGCCATATTCAAAATACCAATTCCCATCTACGTTCCATCCTTCTCTACCATTCATTGCAGAGTTTGAGTTAAGATAAATAGATTGTTTTCCTCCAAAAATTCTTTCAGAATCTATAGTACTAAACTCAGGCTTTAAAGCTGCACCATCTTGGTCAAACAATATTCTACAATCGTTATCTTGTAAGTAAGCACCACTCCAATTAGTCTGAATATTTTCCGAAAGAGGATATAGTAAACCATCTTTATATTGAGATATTCTTACCCAATTAACATAATCAGATGGTAATACAAATCGTAATGTATCACACACATCTAATTCTAAAATTTTAACTTCTTTAAATGCATCGTAATTTAATTCTTGAATTGCTCTTTTTGCGTGAAACAATATTTTAAATCTCTCTTCATTATTTACAAGACTATGATTCCCTGCATACATTAACATAAAATTGTTAACAATGTCTTCTAAGGATACATACTGATATGAACCCCAATTAGCATCCTCCGGAGTTGCTCCTGAATTTTCGTAATACTGATACTGTGTTATATATGCCATAATCTATTTTTCTTCTTGTTCTGATTGTTGTTCTGATGTTGCGGCAAACTGAACTGCTTGTACTTCTCTAATACTCATACCTGCGTACTGAAGTATTTTCATAACTAAATTAACCTCGTCATCATTTGGTAACTCAAAATCTTGATAATCTGCTGCTCCTTCATTAAATGCAGGTTCACCATTAACTAAATCAACAAACGTCCATTTAGGAATAAAAGGAAATCTAATATATTGAGATACCAACTGTCCAATACCATTAATGGTATCAGGATATGTTTCTGCGAAATCTCCGTTTTGTGTATATGCAGGATAGGTTAAATTTGGTGCAGTAAGTAATGAATTGTTTAACATAGTTATTTTACTATGAGTTACTTTTTCTGCTTCTTTAATATTTTTACTTGAGTAAATATAATAATTTTTACCTACTGCATCCCAAACGATTGCACCTGTAGTTGCTCTAACCAATAATGATGTAGCATTTATAATACTACTAACGATTGTATTGTATGTAACACCTCCTGTAACAGTAGAAACTATATCTCCTACTTGTACTCCTGAAGCTATAAAATTTTGTGATGAATCTTCTACTCTAGTACCACCACCATTTGTTGCAGTAGTAGTAGCATTAGAAATCAATACTTTGTTATATACTAAATTCTTATTAATAATATAATAATCATTATTAGTAGTTGTTAATGAAGGAAGGAAGTATAAAGATTCAGGGAAAGTTGTCCCACCATCTCTTAGTAAAGGAAGTTGTACGGAAAACGTATCAATAACTTCTTCTAGTCCTTTTGTTATATCAGCATATCCTGTTCCTGATTGCCTTGCATTTTCTTTTGATATTTGATAGTTGTATGAGTAAAAATAATTCTCAAATAAATCTAACTGTGCCTGCTTTGCAAACAAATTAAAGTCAGAGGGTGAGATATAGCCGTAGTTATTTTTATTCAGAACTGACATTACCGTTTGTCTAACTGAGTTTATCATCTGTATTCTTTTGTACAAAGATAAACAAAATAAAAAGACCTCTTCAAAATGAAGAGGTCTCTTATAAATCTAAAAAGATTAGTTAATTAAGCGATAGTTACATCAGTAACTAACTGTCCATTTGGAATAGAAACCTTTGAAACTGCTTTCATCCAATTAGTTTGTGCTGCAGCTACTAAAGCGTAGTTGATTGAATCAGCCATAGCAACAGTAAAACCTGTTCCTACTAGCGTGTATACAACCGCACTATCTGCTGAATGTAATGCAATGTTAGTTGCAGTTACTGCACCAACTGTTAATCCTCCGTTAATTGCAATTTGTACAGGCTCAAAGTCTGTTACTGCAAATGATAAATACTTGTTCATAATAAATTATTTTAATTTAGTAAAAAACACCACCTCTCTGATGATGACTAAGTTACAAAGATAACAATATTATAATAAGCTTTCAAGGTACTTTAATACCTCTAATCCATCGTCAGACTTTAAATGTGAGACAACTAAGTCCATACCATTTTGTCCATAAGGAACGTTAAGTAGTTTTGTTTTATTTGTTGATGTAGCAAACCAAACTTCTTTATTACTTTTTCTAAAAGCTAAAAATCCTCTATCAAAAAACTGTTGAACAGTTCCTTGCATTTTTAATTCAGGGTCGCTAATAACTTCCATAAAATCTGAAGGATAGTTTTTAGCATACACTAAAATATCTCTTTTTAATTCAGCAGTTGAAACTTTAGTAGTGTCTTTATTAAATAAAACTCTACACACAGTTTCTAATTGGTCTAAACTTAATGACTTAGCTTCTATCAAAGCATCAGCTTCTATCATTAAATCTTCTACCTCTGCTGCTGCGTCTTTAGCTGCGTTAACTTCTGCAAACTTCATTCCGAGTAAAGGGTGATAGTGTAAAAATTCTTGAAGTATTTGATTTTCTTTTGCAACGTGCAAAAATCCATCTTCAAAAATAATAGGTGTCAATAAAGCATTGCCATCTTGTTCATCTTCGAAAGGACTTTTTTGGTTACTTGCATATCTCAAAGAACGGTTGATACCAGTCTCTTCATCGA